TAAGGTCAGAAAGGTTGTTGACAGCTAGGATCGCACCAGATACGTCAGCGTATGCGGCAACCCATTGGCTACCTGTGTACACCTTCATCACTTCATCAGTGCTGTTAAAGTATAACGCACCACCAACAAGGGCATTGCCATCATTGTCTAATGTAGGGTCAGCAGTTTTAGCACCAAGATAACGATCATCAAATGAATCAAAAGCCGCCAGTGTAGAATCTCTAGCGGATTCTGCCGCTGTCTGTGCAGATGCCGCTGATGAAGCACTAGAGGCCGCTGAAGTTGCTGATGTCGATGCATTAGCGGCTGAGGTAGATGCTGAGGATGCACTAGACGCCGCATTAGTTTCTGAAGTAGCGGCATTAGTCTCTGCCGCCTCTGCGGCTGTCTGTGCGGCTAATGCACCAGTCTTAGCTGTCTCTGCCGCTGTCTCTGAAGCTGCGGCGGCTGTAGCAGAAGATGACGCACTAGAGGCTGACGTACTTGCAGAAGATGCTGAAGTGCTTGCAGAGGATGCAGAAGATGCCGCATTGGTTGCAGAGGTAGAAGCATTAGATGCTTGTGTAGTTGCAGTGCTTGCAGATGTAGAAGCACTAGAAGCCGATGATGCGGCTGAGGTTGCTGAAGAAGCCGCTGACGTAGCAGAACTAGCGGCATTGGTAGCTTGTTGAGTTACTTCATCAATTGTAGCTTGATCTGATGTTGATGATGCACTACCTGAACCACGATAGATAGCCATTGAAATCTCCAGTATGTAGAATTAGGAAGACCCCTCCGGAGAGGGGCCTAGGTTGCTTTAGGCGTTGAAGACCAAAGCGAGTGCAGACTCAGGACGGAGTACCTTGACACCGTAAAGAGTGTCTGCAGTGAACAAGTCACCAAGGTATTCTTGCTTGTATTGAGTTTGAGTACGAACACCCATCTGCTCTGCAAATACCGCAAAGTCTTTGTGACCCAGGATACCTGCTTTCAAGTCACCGCCTGCGGCATTGTCTGCGGCAGTTTCAATGACAGGGCAGTTTGTAGAAACGTAGATTGAAATACCGTAAAGGCTACCAATCTGGCCGTTTACTGTTGGTGTTCCAGACACAAAGTCTGAAGAGTTGTAGCGTGTAATACCACGAATGGTTTCAACAACTGATGGAGGAACAACAAGGAAGCGTCCGTCCATAGGAACATCAGCGTCATCAAGTTGCTTGATTGCCGCACGGAAGCCATCGTCAGAGAAAATGTCAGCCGCCGCTACAGTGTCAACAGCGTAAGCTGTCAAGTCTGTAGATGCATCCATGTAGTATGCGTTGCTGTGAACCCAGTCTGCACCATCAGAGTCACCCAAAGACTTACCCAATGCGAACAGGTCAGTATCAACCTGCTTGGCAAGAGCATAGCCTGCGTCTTGAGTGTAGAACTGACGGAGTGAAGCAAGTGCTTGAACGTCAGTGATGTCTTCAATCAGACGTGAGTATTCGTAGTGCTTGTCTACGCTTACCTGAACTTCTGACTCAGTAGCCGCAATCAGTGTTACCTGAGTTTCAGCAGACTTAGCAGAAGCAGAGCCACGAGTAGGCTTAGGGATGTGAATAGTGTCACCCTTCTTGCCTGTCATTGGCATGCGGTTTACAAGATTAGCCAAGACGAGACTGTTCTCGTAGGCCGCGATAATTTCATCACTCCAAATTTCGGGGATGAAAGTTGCACCAGTAGTATTGGTGACGTGGTTAGTACCTAGTGCCATTGTTAAATCTCCTTAACGCTATTTGACACGTCCCTCTGCGTATGCCGCCATAATTTCTGGCTGTAGTTGTGCATACCGCTTTGGGTCAGTTTGCATAAGTTTAATAATATCAGCACGACGATAGACTTTTCGACTTGGAGCTTCTCCACTACCAGAAGCACTGCCTGTTGAAGCCGCTTTGAGTTGTCTCTTACGATCTTCCTCTTGCACTTTAGCTGTCTCCACTACCATATTTTGACGTTCTTTCCACGATGTGATAAGTTCGTCTGCAGAGTCATAGTCAAATTGTTTATCAGCACGTTCATATAATTCTGTTCGTACCTTTGATTTGCCTATCCAATCCTGGAACTTAGTATCTTGAACAATGTCAATAAAGTCTGGATGGTTACTCTGAAGCTTTGACAGTATTTGTTGTTGCTTCATTGCCATTGAAGTTTCTTCTGCCGCTTTTAGCGTTGGATGATTTTCAATAGCTTTGGCAATTGCTTTTTCTGGTTCTGAGAAAAAGTCAATTTCTTCGTCTTGTTGTTGTTGTGGGCGAGTGGCCGCTTCAATCTGTGACTTAACGAAATCATCAACAATCTTGCGTAGTTCACCTACTTCTGAGCTTTGACGGCCTAAAAGCTTTTCAGCTTCTTGATGCATCTGAACAATATCTTTGAGTTCTTTGCCTCGATACTTTTCAGGAATCTCGTCTTCTACTTCAGGTTCTGGGGTTGGCTCTTCAGTAGCTTCCTCTACCTGTTGTTGCTCTTCAAGAGTAGCAAACTCTTCACCTTCTTGTTGATCTTCGGGTGCACGATCAATTAATTGTGCCATATTGTTAAACTCCGTGCCGTAGCATTATGGATAAAATTTTACTTGGCGGCTCTTTCGTGATCCCTTGCCCACTTCTCATCAGCATCGGGCCAACCCGTACCTTTGAACTGTGAGGATACACTTGAGATTATCCGCTGTGCTGTGTCTCCACATTCCAAACAAGTAGCAAACGCATCAGAGCTATCTACCCATTGTTCTTCAATGTGTGAACATTTCATACATTTGAAATCAAAGCGTCTAATCATCAGACGCCTCCATATCAAACGCATTTTTTATTCCCGCTTCAAAGTGAACAACATTTAATAATGTTTGTCTTCTACCTTGAAGAAGGAATAAATCCT